GCCTACATGAGCGGTCAGCTGGCCTACTACAATCCGCGCCCCGTGCCCGCATTCCAGGTTCCTGCACCTTACCAGTACGGTAACTGCGGCACCGGTTGCGGCTGCGGCAGCTGCGCATAACCGAATCACGACAGCTTTTTGAGTGGTTGTTTCCAAAATGGAAATGCCCACATCAAAATGTTCAGCCCCTGAGCTGATTTTGCAAACCAGAGCGCCGGGGCAAAAGTCCCGGCGTTTTTCTATGAAAGGAGCATTTGAATGACCGTAACAGAGCTGAAACAGCAGTTTGTAGATTATCTGTACAGCATGGATAAGAACAAAATGAGCATGATGGAATTGAACTCCTATGTTTTCATTTTGAAAACCCTGCTTGATACGGAAAAAGCAGATCCATCCAATTCTTGGATGGATATCTTAAAAACCGTTTATGCGGTAAATGCACCTGTTTGTGCAGAAAAGGAGGTTTCGGATAATGGCTGAATTTAGCAACTCCAACACCGTCATCGTGGCAGCGGGTGAAAACCTTCCCCTGACCGAGACCGCAGTGAAAGCCCCTGCTTGTATCGTGCACCGTGAGGGAAGCGGCCTTGTGACCTTGCGCGGTCTGACCAGCGGGCAGTGCCGGGCCCGTTTCAAAGTAAGCTTTGGCGGCAATATCGCCATTCCCACCGGCGGCACCGTGGGGCCCGTTTCCGTGGCGCTGGCTGTCGGCGGTGAGGCACTCAATAGCGCGACCGCCATTGTCACCCCGGCGGCAGTCGAAAATTACTTCAACGTTTTCGTTGCTGCGTTCATCGAGGTGCCGCGCGGCTGCTGCTTGACCGTGGCGGTTAAAAACACCGGCACACAGGCGGTCAGCATTGCAAACAGCAACTTGATCGTTGAGCGGGTAGCATAAGAAAGGAGATAAAGTCATGCTGGATAAACTGAATCACGTGAAGGATGAGATGCTTGACGAGCTCATGGAGCTGACCGACAAAAAGAACCGGTCCCCTGGCGATGTTGAGATGATCGGCGAGATCGTGGATATCATTCTGGACATCCACCGCATCGAGGATTACTGCGAGGGCGGCGAGTACAGCCGTACAGGCGAGTGGGAAGCCGATATGCGTGGATCCTTCAACCGCGACGCCGGAAACGGGTACAACCGTGGCAACAGCTACGCCAACCGGGGCCGTCACTATGTGCGCGGCCATTACTCCCGCTCTGACGGTCGCGAACGCATGATCGCCGACATCGAGGACATGATGCAGGACGCGACCGGCGCAGAGCGTGACGCACTCAAGCGAGCGGCAGACATCTTGCGCAACGCATAAGAAAGGGGGCGGCAGGCATGGACATTGACGAGATCAACGAGCATATCCGCAAGCTCAAGTGCGAGGAAACCAGTTGGCAGAGCGTCAACAAGCTTGCTGCCCTTTGCACTGTGCGAGATGAGCTAGAAGAAAAGCAGGCACCTGAAACGCAGACCCAGGCATTGCCGCCCACGGATTACCGGGCAGCGTACTCCACGGCAACGGAACCGCAAAGCGACTTTGTGGCGGCTGCCAGTGCCGTTCCTTTCGGTGGTCTGATGCAGGTGCTTGACGAGCACATGAAGGCAATAAAGCTGGTGTACCCGAAAGAGTATGAGCTAGTAATGCGAAAGATAAGCGACTTGTAAAAAGACATAAAATGTGCTATTTTTATATAAGCTTCAGCGTTTGGGCACGAGACGTATAGTCTAACAACAAGCCAACAAATCAATAATTATTTACATTAATACGTCAAATAAACTTGATTTGTAATCAGTGGGTTGCAGGTTCAACTCCTGTCACCAGCTCCAAAAATAAACGCACGAACGATAAAAATGAATCGTTCGTGCGTTTTTCTTTTTGCTTAAAATACCTTGAAATCTCCTGAATGAACGTAATAATCTAACAAACAGTCTAACAAATCAGTACTTCATCTTCTGCATTTCCTGCAACAAATAGGCTGGATCGTTGTGGGACACGTACTTGTTGGCCGTGGTGGAGAAATTTTTGTGCCCGAGGATGGCCTGCACGGCGGTCTTTTCCAGACCACACTCCACCATCTTGCTGCTGGCTGTATGGCGCAGCGTGTGTGGATGCACACCCTCTATATGGCATTCCTGCATCAACGCCCGGAACTTTGTAGCCACGTTGCGTTTATCCAGCTTTGTGCCGGCCTTGGATGGAATCAGCCATTCACACCCGCTGTCAAGCATCCAAAAGGCAATGATCTTGTAAATGGGATCAAGGATGGGGATGATGCGGTTCTTGCCTGCTTCTGTCTTTTCACCGCCCTGCATGTACCGCTCTTTCAGGTGCACATCGTCGCAGCGCATGGAAAGCAGCTCGTCAATGCGCATACCGGTATAAAGCAGCACCATTGCGATTTGCGCCGTCTGCCCAAATTTCGGGTCATTCTGTCGGCTGCTGATTTGCTCGATCTCTTGGGCGGTCAGTGTGCGCTCTGCTTTTCCTGTAGCCGCCGGGAGTTGCAGCAGCATGGCGTAATTTTTGTTTATGATGTCCTGCGCCATTGCCCACTCGCAGATCTGGCTGAAAAGTGTGCGCTGCTTTTCGCAGGAGCTTCGGGAAAGCCCCTTTTCCACCATTGCGTCGATGACCTGTTGATAATCTGCCGCTTTCAAGTCCCGCAATTGTCGGTCGTATAGCGGCGCAGCCTTTGCATAGGCCAGCTCGTACCCCTTTTGCATGTCCGTGCTGAGCTTGTCAAATTTGGGTTGCGCTTTCCATTGGGCATAGGCATCCGCAAAGGTGCACTTCAGACGCGCTGCGGGGGTGTTCTGGGCGTTGTAAGCGTCTAATGCTTGTACGGCTTCGCCTGCCGTTTCAAACGTGCCCAGAACGTCCCTTTGGGCTGTAAGTGCCACATACGGTCTTGCCCGCGTCCCGCTCAGTTTATACACGCTGCCGCTTCCCTTTGGACGGCGGCGCTTTTTTCTTTGCTGCGGGGCGGCTTCCGGCTGCTTCTTCCCGCACCACGGACAAAAAGAAGCACCATCCGGGATCTCTTTCCGGCAGCATGGCCTTACGCATTTCATGGCTTACTCCTTTTTCTGCCCGATATATCCGAAGGCACCATTTTCAGCAGCGGCCCTTCCGGCCTTGTAGTTGATCTTCAGGTCGTCAATGGGAGGGTGCGGAGCGTCCGGGCATGGGTCTAATCCCATGCTCTGGGCAAAGTTGTATTGGTCGATGATTGTTCCGCATATGCTGACCCGGTTATTGAGCGGGCAGTGCAAATTTGCAGCTATCTCCGATATGACAGCAGGCGGGCTGCTGCCGTGACTGCCTTTCAGTATGAAGAGAAGCAGCCTTTTTGTCAGTGGCGGCAGGCTTACCACGAGACGGCGCAACTCCGCGTTTAGCTCATCGTCCGCCTTTCCGTCATCCGGCACTTTGTACAGATCCGGGTGGGTCATCTCCATGAACACTGTGATGGGCGACACGCCACACGCCGTGCACCAGTCCATGATCTCGTCACTGTCCGGGCTGGTGCATCCTTTTTCCCAGCTCTGCACGGTGCGCTCTCCTTTTTCGATGCGCCTTGCAATCTCCGCTTGGCTCAGGCCAGCAGACACCCGCGTTTTTGCAAGTGCCTTTCCGATTTGGCTCGCTGTAAAATAACTCATACTTTCACCCCCATAAAACCAGTGTGTTTTTAACAAAAAATGGCGCAGACTTTTTCTGCGCCATTCGACAAATTTTATCCGTATTTTGTTTTCCAACGGCGCATGGTAAAATCTGGATTATAAATCGTAGATGTGCACAAAAGAAAGGAGAAAACAAAATGGATTTTGAGCAAAGAAACGTCAAAGAAGCTGAAATGACCATCATCGATGGAATGCCCGCCAGCATCCTGACCGGCACCGACCACACCCCTGCACCTTGGGAGGAATGAGTTATGAAAAATCTGTCACACTTTCGCACCCATGCCCGTGCCCTGCTGGCCTGCTATTTGGATATGACCCCGGAGCAGCAGCGCCTTGCTCGCGCTTACATTCAAGATAAGGCCCTGCCGGAGGTGCAAGCCCTGCGTAACGCAGCCGGTACGCCCGGCGGGGCGCTGGCTGCTGACCTGTTGCAAAATTTGCAACAACCTTGCAACCGCGAATAACAACGTGCATTTTTTGCACATTGCTCGTGCATGTCGCGCGTATCGTGCAAATACGCATTTTTTTGTGGATTTTTCCACCGAAAACAATGCTCGAATGGGGATTGACGACCACAACCGGCGGTTTTATAATATGGTTGTGAACATGCTTTACACGTTAGTTTTTGCGGTAAATGACCTCAAGTCCGTGATCTGGATGATACGACCATGTAACGGTCACTTTGTCAAAAGCTTCCTTTTGCCTTCCGTCAATGGCACGAGTGCTCACAATTTCTTCGTAAAGCCAATCGGGAAGCCCTAGCGATTCATTAGCTTCTCTAACATGCATAAGCCCAATTGCTTTATTAGTTGTATTGTCCTTCAGGTCGTATGGATTTGTATCAATTGACAGGTATGAGCCATCGTCCGCAAGCGTTATGGTGATGTCAGCATATACATCATGCAACGTCCGAAAAACGCTATCGCTTGTTGTGCCACAATCGGTAACATCCCACATACACTTGCCTATTGAGGTTTCTATTTTTTGATTTTTTTCATTAAATGTGATTTTTTGGCTGATAAGAATAATCGGAGCTCCATCACCGGCTGTCTGCTGATATTTTCCTTTAAAAGTGAAAGTTTGATTTGCAAATGCGGTTCTCGCGTGCTCATACTGTACACTTTTTACAGCGGCATAAAAACGTTTCCCACTTTCATCTATGACGGAAAAGCATTTGTAATCGGTTTCAGGAAAAGGATAAACGGAATAATCCTCCGCGGTATAAGTGTAAAAATAGTCGAAATCGGTTCGTCCGGAAAACTCGACTGTTTGACCCACTTTGTACTGGTTCCCATCCGCAAAAGCCGTCATGGCAAAAGGAATAGACAAAGCCGCAGTTAAACCCAATGCAAGAAATGTTCTTCTTTTCATGATTCCACCTCATTTTTCATTTCTTCTCTGGCTTTTTCAAGCTTTTCAAACTCGCTTTGAATGACCGATTTCAGATCATCGTCAAGATTTTCCGCGAGCAAATCAACAGAATCTTTCCAACGCTGGTTAGAGTTCATGCGGCCACGATCTGTTTTTAGAGAACAGATTTTGTCCATCTGGGCGCTGGATGAATTCTCTAAAACGATTTCAAAAAGATCCCTTGCGTGAATTTCCACATTCCACAAGAGCAGTGAAGGGCTGTAGCTGAATTTGACACCATTTATTTCAGCTGCCGCAAGCTGCTTTAAATCTCGCTTGATTAAATCTATCTTGTCAAAAAATATGGATATGTCTTTTGCGCGCTCAAGAATCAAAAAATTATCAAGCACTCTCCGCATAAGAGTTTGCAGATATCCAACAGGAAGCAAATCCACTCTTGAGATGTCGATATTAAGGGCACCCGCCACGCGGTCAAGACTGTTTCTAAAACCGACTTCATCCCATTTCAAATACGGCTTGTTTGGAAAGTTTGGATAGCGTTCTTCTATTCGTTTGCGAATGGCCGCTTTTTCTTCTTCGGTTAAATCCTCACTGCTGTAAACAGGGCCGTATTTACGTGAAAAAGATAAGTCTACATCGGAGCTCTGTTCTTTGTCAGCGGCCGGATCGCTAGCCGGCACGCTGGTGGATGTTTTCTCAGCAGGCTTCTTTTTGAAAATCAAATCCCAAAAGCCCATACCGCAACACCTCACACATATTAAATTTTACATTACATAGGAGGCATCAGAATGAACACCACAGACCGACAAAGCTACATTGACGCAATCACCAAACTGCTAGAGAAGGCAGATCCGCGCAAGCTGCGCCTGATCTGGGTGTATGCCAGCAGGCTGATAAAATAAATCAAGGTAGCAAAAGAAGGGGAACCCTTACGGGTTTCCCTCTTTTTTTTGCAGCTTTTCAGCCATCCGCTCCAAAAGCTTCCAGTCCTCGGGCTCCAGCTCTGCCAGCATCTCCACAAATCGACGCTTGAAGTCGTCTCCCTCATCCGCCGTAATGTCGGCGAGGAACGCTGCAAGCTTTTCCGATTGGGTGATCTGGTTGAACATCTCCCCTTCACCCGTGCGCAGCCACGTCTCATTGACGTTGAACTCACGGCAGATGTCAGAAATTGTTCTGTCGCTGGGAGCCTTCCGGCCCGAGCAAAGCTCAGAAACGAAGGGCTGAGAAACACCAAGACGATTGGCAAAGTCAACCTTCTTGATTTTGAGCGCTGCAATGATTTGCTCAATCCGAGTGTTCATTGGCGACGCCTCCTTGCACCTTTATTATACAGCACTAGAGTTGGCGTGTCAATAGAAAAAATTAGCTGGGCGAAGAAAAAGGTGTTGACATCTTAGCCAAGCTATGCTATAATATAGCCAAGCTAAGAAATACGAGTACACAGGAGGACAAAACATGAATGCACTTTCTATTAACATCCCGGCAAACTTCGCCGCAGATTGCAATAACACCCTCAAGCGGTACAACGCCGCCCAGACCGACGCCGAGCGCCGTTCGGTGCTTGACCGCCAGACGGTGCAGGGCCTGTGGTGGGCGATCAAGTTCGTCAGCCAGCTCCAGACCGCTTGCATGAGCGAGAAGGAGCTGAAGCACGCGATCCGCCTCACCCACTTCCGCGGCACTGTGTGCCCGGCATTTCAGGCTTGAGAGAAGGAGGTTTGAATCATGAAACGCTATAAGGTGTACGTCTACAACACGGCTGATAGGTTCTGGGACTGCTATGAGGTCCTTGCTGAGGACCCGGTGGATGCCCGGAACGTGGCAGTGCAGCGGCTGATCGACGAGACCGGGCACGGTCTGGATGTCTACGAAGTGACCGACGTGTGCGAGGTCAAAGAATAAGGAGGGCTGAACAATGAGGTGGTTTAAGGATTCCGATAGATATGTCCGTGAGGACGGTAAGTGCTACATCCGGCAACGGGAAGTTCGTATCAATGGCCGCTGGTGCTGGCGATGGTGCGTGTATGGTGATGTAGGAGGTCGGTACATTGATGATGTCATTGAGATGTTCCAGACCCTGAGAGCCGCAAAGCTGGCCTACGCTAATGTCAACCCCACCTGATGATGACCTCCGGCAAAGGTCGAAACCATTTTCGTCACGTCACGAAAATGGTCGTGGGAGCCACCCACAGAAGGAGTTGATTTTATGGCAAAGGCAAAGAAGAACCGCACCGATCTGGCAGCAGAGCGGTACAGCATCCCCATCGACGGAGCCCACGCTGCGGACGCGCTGGTAAACGAGCTGTTTGACTCGTTGGATCCGCGCGACAAACAGACCTTGCTCTGGATGGGAATGGGAATGGCCGCCGTTCGCAAGAACGACCGCCAGAACCAGCAGGACGGGGCAGCGTGATGGGAGGTGAAAGCATGGATGATCTGAAATCACTGATTCCCGTTAGCTACGATAACCCGGAACGTCCCACGGTGAGCGGCCGGGAGCTGCACGAGTTTTTGCAGGTCAAGACGGCCTATAAGGACTGGTTTCCCCGCATGGTGGAGTACGGCTTCACCGAGGGTGAGGATTTCAACCCGCTCAAAATTGAGCGGGTTCAGGACGAGGGCGGACGCAAAGTCAACCGAACACTCGATGACCACCAGCTCACCATCCCAATGGCCAAAGAGCTGTGCATGATCCAGCGCAACGAGCGTGGCAAGCAGGCACGGCAATATTTTCTGGCCATTGAAGCCCAGTGGAACAGCCCGGAGGCGGTCATGCGCCGTGCGGTGCTTATCGCCCAGAAGCAGAACGACCAGCTCAAGGCCGCAAACAAACAGCTTTTGGCTGAGAACAGCGACCTGAAGCCAGATGCAGAGTATGCCAGGGCCGTGTGCATTGGCGATAACTGCCGGACGGCTACCAGCATTGCAAAGGATTACGGCATGAGCGGCGAGAAGCTGAACAGCATCCTGCACGGGCTGAAAATCCAGTGGAAGAACAGCGACGGGCAGTGGGTGTTATACGCAAAGTATAGCGGCAAAGGTTACACCAAAAACCGCAAAGGCCGTCCGTTTGAGCACAACAGTGGCAAGATTACCACGCCAAACACCACCGTTTGGACGGAAGCGGGCCAGCGGTTCATTTATGAGCAGCTCAAGGCCATTGGCCTGACGCCCAGCATCGACTACAAAGAGAATGTGGAACAGACCACGTTTGAAAGGGGTGCGTAACATGAAATTTACGATGCGAGATAAAATTTGCAAGCTCATCGGCAAGTACAACGAGTTGGAGCAGCAGGCTATGGTTAATGTCGCTGGAGGTGCATTTCGCACTATGCTCGGCAAGACGCCTACCAAAGAAGAGGAAAACGCTTCGGAGAAGGCCAGCATTTACCACTGGATGCAGGAGGATTTGAAGCGGCTACTGGAAGAGGACGAAGCCCCGGCAGACCCCCGCAAGACCGCCCCGGCTGGCAAGTGGTGCGCGGACTCGGCGGCACAGGCAGCTGAGAGCGCCGCAAAGGTGGTGCGGAACAATGAGTGAAGCACTGTCGATCATCATCGCGTTTGCCGCTCTTCTGGGCATCTCGTGGGGCGTTACCTGCGCCGCCGTGTGGGCCATCTGCGCATTGATGCACTGGACGTTTACCTGGGCCGCCGGAACGGCGGCGTGGATTGCGCTCTGGCTCATCGGCAGCTTTGGCAGCTCTAAGAAGTGAGGCCGAGCCGTGAAGAAGCGCTACAACAAGCGCTGGCTTGAAAAGCGCTGGGATGCAAGACAGCCGGAACGGTTGGAGCACATCCAGATGAAGCGGCAGCTGAGAGGGAAAAGGGAGGGACGCGGTAGTGATGAAGCCGAGCATGGGAATTGCAGAATGCTGCCAGATCATGCGGGACAACGGCATTCCGGTGAGCGAGCCGATCTTTACCGGTATGATTCAGGCCGGCAGCTTCCCGGCATGGGCGGTGCCGTCTATTGACACCAAGAGCGCCGCTCCGCTGATCTCACGCGCCGGTTTTATGGCGTGGGTGAAGGATTTTTACAAACTTGAAAAGGTTTACACAAAGGAGGACCCGAAAGAATGAAACTCAAATCCACTACTTACTACTGGCTGGCTGTCATTTTTGGCGGCGTTGGAATGGGCACGGCTATGGGCGCAGAGGGTACCGCGCAGACCACCGGATACATCTCCAGCACACTGTTTGCAGTGTCGCTGGTGCTGATTTTGGCCGCTGTTCTTCTGGCTCGTCTGGGCTTTGCCGCAGAGGACAGGGAGAAAGGCCGCAAGCGGCGCAAGTACGGCAAGATCAACCGCGCCCACGCCCGCAACCCGGAATACCCGGAGAATCAGGAGTGTGGGGCATGATGACGGCGAAACAGTACGTTGAGGACAAAGTCAAATCCTACACGCGGCTTGCCGAACGCTGCAGGCGAGAAGCCGAAGCCTCAGATGACATTGTTGTTCGGGCCGGATACTCCGCACGGGCAAACGTCTGGGAGATGTGCGCAGAAGAAATGGACAACGTGCGGGAGATGCTGCAAGAGGAGTCCGGGGAGATCACGTATGCCTGACACTGTCCACCATGTCATGTGGTACACCGTGTATGACGCAAAAAAAGAAGAGCCTGCCCGTGCGCCAACACGGACAAGCCCAAAGGGTGATGAGTCTCGCCGCCCATCACCACAAAAATAACATAAAACAGGAGGTTTTACAAGTGGCACTTTTGAGAATTTACGATGTGGGGCAAGAGCCGCCAGCGCTTGTTTCGCAACAGCAATTTCCGGTTGCTTCGGATGCAGTTGCGATTGCCGATGAACTGGCAAAGAGAAAGCCCGAACAGCTGTACAGGGTGTTTTACGCTGATATGAACGTTGTGTATGCGAGGTGAATATTTATGCAGGATAAAAAATACATGACGAAGCGAGAACGTGTCAAAGACCTTTCTAATAAAGCCGAAGGTATTTATTACTACATCGGCCCGCAGCACATGCTTTTTCGACTTATTAACACCGGGAACGAGTTGGCAAGCGAAATCAATCACGCGGTGGCATATTTTACCAGCTTTGCCCAGAACGGTGTACTGTACGATGATGGCGCTGGCGGCAGTCGTTCGGTGATCGACTGCATTTACCGCAAGGTTGGGCATTTGATGTGTGATATTGACATTATCCACGCTGCGGGTGGCGCTGAGATTATGCCAGAACCATTTGAAAGCATTGACCGCTGTTATAGTATTGAGTACACAACGCTGCTGCGCGAAGCGGTTATTAAGGGATTGCCAGACGATTACAAGGGACCCCAGCAGAACCCGTACGAGATCAATTTGATTAAGCCTTCGATTGCTTATGGACGCGAACAGCGCGATGCATACGATGATAATTTTTTTGACAGTTTTACCCGCAAAGAAGAAGCTCGTGACCGAAAAGTTGTTTTTCATTGCACAAAATCCGATTTGGACGCAATTAAGCGCTACGCGCACATCATTGATGTAAAGTATACTGAGGAGGAAATTCACCATGCCTGAAAATGAAATCAAAAAAGCACCTGTTGAGCAACTTCAGATGAACGCCGTTTCTGCGCCAGAACCCCCTGCCGTTATCCCCGCTGCAACACCAGCTCAGCGTCCGCAGAGCTATGCAGAAAAAGTGCAGGGCCTGGCCGCAGATGAACGCATTTGGCAGCTGGCAAAATCTAAGGCAGTTGCAATGGCCAATTTGCCGGATGGGATGCTTCCTCAAACCTACGCCGGGAACATTGGCGCTTGCGCCATTGCCTGTGACATGGCCCAGCGCATGGGCGTGTCGTACTTGTTCGTGATGCAAAATCTTTACGTTGTGCATGGTCAGCCTACATGGAGCGGCAAAAGCTGCAAGGCTCTGATTGACAACAGCGGTGAGTTTGCAGGCCGCACTCGTTACCGCATGGAAGGACAGGAAGGTACCGATTCGTGGGGCTGCCGCTTGATTGGCGTGGATAAGCTTACCGGCGAGAATGTTGAAGGTCCTAAAGTCACCGTCAAAATGGCAAAGGATGCCGGATGGTGGAACAAGAGCGGCAGTTACTGGCCCAAGATGACCGAAATGATGCTCAAGTACCGTGCTGCAGCATACTTTGCCCGTGCTGAATGCCCGGAAGTTCTGATGGGCGCAAACGTTGATTATGAATCCGGCACAGGTGACAGTGCCGAGGAAGAGGTGAACATTCATGCTTAACGTCGTAGCGATCATGGGCCGATTGGTGGCCGACCCGGAACTCAAGACCACCCAGCAGGGCACCAGCGTGTGCAGCTTCCGCATTGCCTGTGACCGCAACTTTGCCCGGCAGAGCGAGCAGCGGCAGGCGGACTTTATCGACATCGTGGCATGGCGTGCGCAGGCCGAGTTCGTGTGCAAGTATTTCCAGAAGGGCAACCTGATTGCCATTGAAGGCAGCTTGCAGACCCGCCAGTATCAGGACAAGAACGGCAGCAACCGCACCGCCGTGGAGGTCGTGACCAGCAATGTGAGCTTTGCGGGCTCCAAGGCCGCAGACAAGCCTGCCACAGCGTCCTATGAGCAGCAGACGGCAAATCATGTGCGGGAAGCAAATGCCGCGCACAGCGCCCCGCAGGCATCTCCCGCGTATGATCAGGGGAGCATGGACGACTTTGCCACAATCTCGGATGATGGAGATCTCCCCTTCTGATTTTGTAAGCTGCGCTATCTGGCTATACGGGCGTGCAAAGAAGGAGGTGAAAGCGGTTGAAAGAGGAAGAACAGAAAAGCATTGTCATTTACAAATCATGGAAAAAGCCATTGCGTAAATTGTCTCTGGAGCAAAAAGGCAGGATTTTTGATGCGCTGCTTGATTTCCCCGATCCACCGGATTTTGAGGACGACCAGAAGCTCGAAATGGCGTGGGATTTTATGTCCGAGGCGGTGGAATCAAATTCTAAAAAATGGAACGAAAGACGAGAAAAGAGAGCTGCTGCAGGGCGTAAAGGCGCAGAAGTTACAAACGGCAAGCGTCAGCAAAACGCGGCAAATCCGGCAAATGCCGACTTTGACGAGCAAAAACAGCAAAACGCGGCAAATCCGGCTGTAAATGGTAATGGTAATGTAAATGGTAATGGTAATGTAAATGGTAATGGTAATGTAAATGGTAATGGTAATGGTAATGGTATATCACCTAACGGTGGTGTATATAATAGCGCCGCCGCCGTTGACGTAGAACTTTCTAAAATCGTCCAGCATTATCAGCAGGCCGTTGGGGACTTCCCGCGCTCTGCGCTGGACAAGCTGCAGAAGTGGAGGCAGGAGTACAGTACAGAGATGATCCTGCTGGCGATTGACAAATCCACAGAAGCCGGAAAGCGCTCGTGGAGCTACATCAACGGCATATTGTCCGGCTGGAAACGAGACGGCCTGCGTACGCCGGGAGATGTGGAAGCCAACGAACAAAGCCGACAAGCCAGACCGCGAGGCAAGCGGCCAACCGAGACCGTAGATTACCAGCTTGCACGGGTGCTGGCGAAGATGGACAGAGAAAGAGGGTTTGAGACATGACACGGGAAGACGTGGCAAAGCTGATCCGCATGAATTTTGTGCTGTACAAGCTGGGGTCTAAGCCACTGACCGATGAGGAGATGCAGACCACCATCGATGTGTGGACGTACCAGTTTGGCGACTATGACGGCGATACTGTCAAGCGGGCTTTTCTAGCGGCGAACCGAGTATGCGTTTATCCGGTTACGGTGGCCGACATCTTCAAGCAACTTTCCCAGTGTCTTGACCCGTCCGCTGAATGGGAAGCTCTGGCTGTAGCGGCACGCAAGGCACAGACATTTTTGAGCTGGCGCAAGTTCCCGATGGTGATCGGCATTGACGAAAAGGGAGGGCTGCTGCGTAGTGACGGGCAGAAAGAGCTGAAAGCCCTGTATGACCAACTCCCCCCGGCGGCAAAATCCTATGCCGGGAGCGTTGGAGGGCTTGCAGAGCTGGCTGAAATGCCAGACCTTACATACCGCCGTGCCGAGTTTTTGAAGCAGGCGCAGGCTAATATAACCACCGCCCCGCGTGAAGCTGCAAGGCTGCGGGCGAGCGAGCTGCCAAGGAAGGAGATTGAAGGATGAAGGTTGTTGAACCCTGCAAAGACTGCCCAGACCGGCACCCAATCTGCCACGACAGCTGCCCGAAGTACGCAGAGTACAAGTGTCAGCTGAAAGCGCAGCGGATCTACACCAACGGGAACCACGCTGCGGAGCGGATCAGCCGTAACGATTTCGACAAAGAAGGATGGATGGGAGGAAGAAAACGGTGAAAGTTCTGATTGCCTGCGAGGAATCGCAGGAAGTGTGCAAGGCGTTCCGGGCTCGGGGCCACGAAGCCTACTCCTGCGACATTCAGGAGCCGTCCGGCGGGCATCCAGAGTGGCACATCCTCGGCGACGCCATCAAGGCTGTTAAGGGGGGCAAGTCGTAACGATGGACGGTGTAACGCATGACGTTGGCAAGTGGGATTTGCTCATTGCTCACCCGCCCTGCACACACTTGGCTGTTTCTGGCGCGCGGTGGTTCACGGAGGGGAAAAAGCCTCTCAGCTTGCGCTTTGAAGCAGCAATTGCTGGAAGTTGCCTCAGTATCAAGCAAGTGAAGGAATACGTCGGCTGGGATATCGGTATGAACTATGCCGACATGAAAGATCTGTATGGTTGGCATATTTCAAACTTCAAACTCTACGAAGATCCAGTACGGCTTAAAGATTTCTGGGCGATACAACCCTGTACGCATCGCGGAGACTGTTGCACCTGCCGCAGATGGGACGCAGAAAAGCTGATTTGCCGGGGAGAAGCGTTCGGGATCGAACGCCCGCCGCAAAGCTGGTACTACGTGGAGGACGGAAGATGAAGCTGACCCTCTACGGCGACCCGCGCACCAAGAAAAACTCCGCCCGCATCCTCAAAAGCCGCTCAGGCGGGCGCTTTGTGGCCCCTAGCAAGGCCTACGCGGATTATGAGACGGACTGCCTGCGGCAAATCAAAAGGCCGCGCAGCCCTATCTCTGCCCGCGTGAACGTGAGGTGCGTGTACTACATGAAGACCGCCCGCCGGGTCGATCTGGCAAACCTCATCGAGGCCACAACAGACATTCTGGTAAAAGCCCACGTGCTGGAGGACGACAACAGCAAAATCGTCGCCGCCCACGATGGCAGCCGGGTGGGGCTTGACCGGGAGAAACCCCGGGTGGAAATTGAGATTGAAGAAATGGAGGACGAAAATGGCTGAATATCATGTTGGATGTGGGCTATTTGGAACCATCTATGCCGGAACGATGATGAAGCAGCGGAAAGATGGATTGCAGTTATGGAAAAGCAAGTCTGATGTGACCGACGAAGCAGTTTCCGCTGTTCTGACTCATTTTATTACTGAAATGGGAAATTCAGACAAAACAAAGCTCGAAAAGGTGTGGGGCGTTATCGGAAACAGGAAGCTAAAAGTCACTTTTGAGATTTTCGCTAGCAAGGAGGAAAACAATGACCCGCACATGGACACCTGACACCGACACACCAAAGCCTGACAGCGGCGTGGACTACCACACCGTCAAGTCGTGGTTTAAGCAGCTTCGGACTATGGACGACCGAATTGACCGTATCCAGCTGGACATCCGGCAAGCGCATGACAAGGCCACGAAGTGCACTGCCAGCATGACCGGAATGCCCGGAGGATCCGGGCACGGAGACAAAATCGCATTTTGCGCCGAAGAAACAGACGAAAATGAGCGCAAGATGAAAGAGCTGCAATCCGAGCTCGAAGTTTTGCGGATGGAAGCAAAGCGCCGAATCAAGTACATTGCGGGCACCAAAAGCAGTGACATGATGCAGGCATGCTTGTATGGCTACTACGTCCAGAACCAAAAGCAGGTCGTCGTGGCCCGCAGTCTTGGTCTGCCAAACGAAAACCGCGTTTCTTTGTATGTGCGGGATGGATGCAAGCAGCTTGCGCAGATTTGGCACCAATTTATGTAATTTTCTTACATGTTGTCGTTATTGTTGTTACATGTGAGATGTGATAGAATTGGTATAAGCGGAACCACCGAAAGCGGTGAGACGCTTGCCACGCAGCCTCCGAAACGTGTCCCTTCTTGGCATTTTCCTCCTTTTCTGCTTGCAGGTACCGGGCTTTGCTCTCCTTCACGTTTCGCGGGCTGCTTCTATGCGATACACTGAAACAAAGGCAGCCTGCCGCTCATGAGAGACAGGAGGCGGTTCGATTCCGCCGTATCGCACCGTATGGCGCATGGACTAGACAACCCGCAAGGCCGCACGTGTAACCTCCCGTGCCAAGAAAAGGCCTTAGAATCCTTGACAAGGTGTAGCTTTCCTGACAGGATGTGCGCCAACCAACAGCCCCGGCGGCGAACCGGAGCTGTTTTTATATGGCCGCCTGAGCGCAGTTTGGAGCGCGGCGCGTGTGTGTAGACACGGCTGGTTCGATTCCAAGGGCGGCTTTTATACTCCGGTAGCTCAAGTGGTAGAGCAGCGGTCTCCAAAACCGCATGTTGCAGGTTCGATCCCTGCCGGGAGTGCTTGCGTGCCCTATGAGGGAGCCGCGCAATAGCGGGGCATCCGGCCGCGAAAGTTCCGGATGCAGCAGCGCCCACCGTTTGACGCATGTCCAACGAACTGAATGCACGGGTGCTGCTTATTTTGATATTTTGACCGTTCGGATTTCCGGGCGGTTTTTCTTTTGCATGAGTTTAGAGAGGTGGTGGCGGTGGCCTACAGCAAAAACAAAAGGATAGGCAGACCGCCCGTCTTTGAGAGCAAAGAAGAACTTGAGAAAAAAATCGAAGAGTTCTTCAAAAGCTGCGAAGGAAGCGTCCTAGAAGACGAAACCGGAAAGCCTGTTTTGGACAAATACGGAAACGTGATAAAAATCGATGAACGTCCAGAAACGGTCACCGGTCTAGCTTTGGCGTTGGGATTTAAGTCTCGGCAATCTTTGATTGACTATCAAGGAAAAGCTGAGTTTTCTGACACGATAACGCGCGCGAAGCTTCGATGCGAGAGATACGCCGAAGAACGGCTCTATGATCGTGACGGAAACGGCGGCGCAAGATTCAGCCTGCAAGTTAATTTTGGTTGGAGCGATAAGCCGAAAGAAGCAGAGCAGGAAGAGCGTCACGATGATGGTTTGATAAAGGCATTGAATGCCGCCGCAGACCTCAGCCCGCCGGATGACGTGGAGATGCTGCCGGAAGAAGAGGACGACCATGCGGAAAAGTAACGGTTTTCGTTGGAAAGCCCTCAGCCAGCGGCAAAAGCAGGTCTTGAGCTGGTGGACACCGCAGAGCACATACAGCGGCTACAACGGCATCATTGCCGATGGAGCTATCCGCTCGGGCAAGACCTTTGCCATGAGCTTTTCTTTTGTCCAGTGGGCTATGACCTGCTACAGCGGCCAACAGTTTGCCATGTGCGGCAAGACCATTGCCAGCTTCCGGCGCAACGTGCTGGGCACACTCAAGCAGCAGCTTGCAGCCCGTGGTTACAACGTCAAGGAGCATCGGGCAGAAAACTGCATGACCGTCAGCAAGGGCGGCAGAACCAACGAGTTTTACTTTTTCGGCGGCAAGGACGAGAGCAGCCAGGACCTGATCCAGGGCATCACCCTTGCTGGGGTATTCTTCGACGAGGTGGCCCTGATGCCGCAAAGCTTCGTCAATCAGGCCACAGCCCGTTGCTCTGTCACTGGGTCAAAGTTCTGGTTCAACTGCAACCCAGGCAGCCCACAGCACTGGTTTTATCTGGAATGGGTGCGCAAGTGCCGTTCCCGCAAGATAATGTATCTCCATTTCACGATGGACGACAACCTGTCACTTTCCGAGGACATCAAGGCCAGATACCGCAGCCAGTACAGCGGTGTTTTCTATCAGCGTTTCATTCTGGGCCTGTGGACGGTGGCCGAGGGTCTTGTTTATGACATGTTCGACCGCAAGAAGCACGTTGTTGATGTACTTCCGGCGCTGTCTCCAAAGAGCGCCTATGTGGGGTGCGACTTCGGCACCCAGAATGCAACGACCTTTCTGCTGTTCCAGAAGCAGGCAGATGCAGACTGCTGGATCGTCACCCGGGAGTACTACTACAGCGGCCGCGAACAGAAGCGGCAAAAGACGGTGGGCGAGTACGTCACAGACCTCAAGACATGGCTGAACGGTCTCAAGCCGGAAAGGATCATTGTGGACCCCTCTGCCCTGCCCCTGATTACGGAACTGCGCAAGAATGGCTTTACCCAGACCCCCGCAAACAACGACGTTCTGAGCGGCATTCTGGACGTGCAGACCATGCTGCAGACCGGCCGGCTGAAAATCTACAAAGACTGCAAGCGCACGCTGGAAGAGTTCGGCGTGTACGCTTGGGATCCAGATAAAGACGACACCGTGCTGAAGGTCAACGACCACTGCATGGACGCTATCCGCTATTTCGTGCGCACAAAGCGCCTTGTGAAACTGAGGGATTGATTTTGAGCACTGTATACACATTCCAGACTTTCCAGCAGGCGCAAGCCGCCGGGGAGCAGCCTGATTTCATCCGGCGCTTCGTGCAGCAGCACTGCGCTTCCAAGCCCTACAAGATGGCTCTGGACGCTGACCTGTACGATGCCCAGAAAAACCCGGGGGCTGAACGCTTCGCACAGGCTTACGCTTTGATGCTGAAACGCCTATCCAAAAACACCAGGCAAGACATCCTACACCCCGATATGGTCAAGAGCAATCTTTTCCGGCGGCTCAACAAGCAGCGGGCGACCTACTCCCTCGGCAACGGCGTAGTCTTTGCGGACGATGGCGTGGACAAGGACAGGCTGGGGCAGAACTTTGACGAGCAGATCCAGAAGGCCGGATATTTCGCCCTGATCCACGGTGAGAGCTTCGGATTCTGGAACAGCGACCATTTGGTGGTTTTCAAGCTGACAGAGTTCGCTCCCCTGTACGATGAAAAGACAGGCCTTTTGCAAGCAGGTGTGCGCTTCTGGCGGCTGAATCCTGACACGGATATGCACTATATCCTGTACGAGCTGGACGGCTTCACTGAGTACACGGAAAGCAAAATCGGCAATGTGATGAAGGAGACCGTGTCGAAGCAGGCATACAAGAGCGTGACCGTCACCACACCCGGCGGCGGGCTGGAAAGCGTGGAGGGCGAAAACTACAGCGCTCTTCCCATTGTGCCGCTGTGGGGCTCCGACCTGCACCAGAGCACCCTTGTGGGGCTGAAAGCCTACATTGACAACACCGATCTGGTGATGTCCGGCTTCTGCAATGACCTGCAGGACTTTTCGCAGATCTACTGGCTGTGCGAGAACTTCAACGGTATGACCGATGACGAGCTGCAGGAGTTCCTCGTCAAGCTGAATCTGTACCACATTGCAGGCGCAGACACCAGCGAGGGCGGCAAAATTACCCCCTACACCACCGAAATTCCTGTGACGGCCCGGCAGGCTCTGTTGGAGCTGCTCCACACCCGGGTGTATGAGGACTTCGGCGGTCTGGATGTGCACTGTGTCAGCGCGGACAGCACCAACGACCATCTGGATGCGGCTTATGAACCGCTGAACCAGAACGCGGACGACTTCGAGGCGCAGGTAAAGCCGTTCATCCGGCAGATCTGCGCACTGGCTGGCTTTGACAACGCTATGCCGACATTCAACCGCAGCAAGATCACCAACACGGCTGAGCAGGTCGCAACGGTGATTTCTGAGGCACCCATCATCGGGCAGGACGTGGCCATTGACCTGCTGCCAAACCTGACCCCGGAACAAAAGGAGCAGGCCAAGGCCGCGATGATGGCTGAGAGCGCAACACGGGAGACCGTGGACGAGGAGGAAGACGAAGATGGAACAGATGAAGCGTGATATTTGCGCCGCAGTTTTTGGCTTTTTCTTCGGCTGTGGAGTAAGCTCGTTTATCATTAACGTTGCAAAGCTTGTGATGCGCTTATGACCGACCGTGACCGCATCTCTACTCGCCAGCTGAACCGCCTGCGCCGCCGCATCCTCCGGGTCTACGGCACTGCCCGCCGGGAGATGCAGGAGCAGCTGACCGAGTTTCTAGCAAAGTACAAAGCGCTGGACGAGCGCAAGCGGGAGCAGCTGGCCGCAGGCGAGATCACCGAGGACGATTACCGCATCTGGCTGCAAAATCAGGTCTTTCAGTCCGATTTGATGCACGCCAAGCTGGACGGCATCACGCAGACCTGCACCACAGCCCAAGAGACGGCCTACAAGCTGGCCCGGGACGAGCAATACAATATCTTTTCCTTTGGCGCAAACTGGACGTTCTACGAGCTGGAACAGGCCGCAGGCGTGACGTTCGGGCTGACCCTGTACAACACCGAAGCGGTCAAGCTGCTGCTGAAAAAGAACCCCCGCATGGTGCCCAACAAGCGCATCAAGAGCGAGAGCAACCGCACCTATGACGCCCGGGTGTTCAATCGCTACGTCATGCAGGGCATCGTGCAGGGCAAAAGCGTCCACGACATTGCCGTGCAGGCCGTCAACGGCATGGCTGATACAGAGATCCACTGGGCTATGAACAACGCCATCACAGCCCTTACCAGTGCCCAGAACGCCGGGGCTTTGCAGCAGATGCGCAACGCCCAAGCTTTGGGCATCGAGGTCAAAAAGCGGTGGAACTCCACCCACGACTACCGCACCCGTGAGATGCACCGCCTGCTTGACCAGCAGACGGCAGAGCTTGACGAGCCGTTCAAGGTCATGGGCTATGAGATTCAGCGCCCCGGCGACCCCAACGCCGCCCCGGAGATGGTCTACCACTGCCGATGTGTGCTGTCCTCTGCTCTGGGCAAGTATCCCCGGCAGAACGCACGGCAACGGGACAATGTGACCAAAGAGACCACCCCCGTCATGGATTACACCGAGTGGTATAAATCCAAGGGCGGCACAGAAGCCGAGCAAATGTGGTGGGCAGAAGAGCGCAAGAGGAAGAGGGCAAAAAAATGAATTCTGCAGAAAGCTTTGAGAAGCTTGCAAAGGCATTTTACAATGCCGGCGGAACCGCTAAAAATTTCGCCGAAGCGACCCGTAAGGCTACAAAGGTAGCGAACCGGCCCGATTGGCCGAAAACCTATTTTGAAAGCAAGAGAAAAAAGAAGGTCGCAAAGCATGGATGAGAAGAAACCTTGCAAATTTTGCGAGAGGCTTGCGTGGTGGAAGGAAAATTTCCCCAAAGGAGAGAACGGCCTTTACACCACGTTTCAAGTCAGTCTTATCACAAAAACGCACAGGAAAGGCGCAGGCGTGTGCGGTACGGTAACGCATCGTGCCGGACAGCTGAATTTTTGCCCTGAGTGCGGTCGCATCTTAAAGAAAAAGCGAGAACCGAGGGGTGAACCGTGAACTTTAACTACGACATCAAATTTACCGACAACACCCCGCGGCTGCATGAAGCTCTGGACTCATGGGCAGAGCGGGTGCTGACCATCTGGGGCATGAAGGTGCAGGACTACGCCCAGCTGCTTGTGCCCACAGGCACGGCAGACAGCACGGGCATTGAGGGCTATGTGGGCGGCGCGCTCAAGCAGAGCCTGACTTTTGTCCTCGACCTCGCAAAAAAGACCGTGACCATCGGCAGCAACCTAGCTTATTCTGTGTAAACATACATGCACCTTTATGTGGTAACACATATCGAAAATCGGGCAATATCGGAAAATCCCTCTTGTTCCAAACTCGAAAATGTGGTATAATTGCATTAGGAGGTTGGAACAATGAAAGACAGAAAGAAAATCAAAGACTTAACGGGAAAAAAGTTCGGTATGCTGACGGTTATCGGCTTGCAAGACACCAATAGCCGGAAAACATACTGGGTTTGTCAGTGCGATTGTGGGAACATAAAAGTCGTTCGCTCTGACAGCTTGCAAAGTGGCGCTATTCGTTCATGCGGCTGCATGAAAAAGGCACAAGAAAAAATCAATCTTACAAAACATCACAGCCACAAAATGAGCGGCACTCGTATATACCATATATGGCGTGGAATGAAAGACCGCTGCTATAATGTTCACAGCCCAAGCTATTATAGATGGGGTGGACGTGGCATTACGATATGTGATGAATGGAAAGATAACTTTAGTGCTTTTTATTCATGGGCAATGGAGAATGGATATTCTGAAAACCTTACAATAGACAGAATTGACAACAACGGAAATTATGAACCGAGTAATTGCCGTTGGGCCACAATGGAAGAACAAAGTCGAAATAGGCAATCTAATGTTGTAATCCAAATTGGCAACTCAAAAAGAACACTTAAAGAATGGTGCGAAATTTTTGAGTTGGAATATGGGACGATATTGGAAAGATACCACAATAACGGCTTTGAAAGTATAGATGACCTGTTTAATTGATGGGCAATTCCGAGATAAGCTGAATCATCATCAGCCATCGTAGAGCGTAGAGGTTGAGCGATAAGAGAGCAATAACACCTCCAAGAGTGTCCGACATCCTGCAAAGGATGATAATGTACGCCGAACTTACAGGATAGCAAACTGTAAGAGGTAAAGGATAAAAAGCCTTTACGATAACATTTTGATGTTGAGCTTGGCACGGGCATCTTTGCCGAGAAGGGCAACGGACGCAAAACGCCGTGGGTCTGGAAAGACTTCAACGGAAAGTGGCACTTTACCCGGGGCATGGCTCCCCGTCCGTTCCTCCGCCCGGCGGTGGAAGAACACATTGACGAGCTGCGAGAGATCGCGGTGGAAGAAGGAAACAAGGAGGTGTAAGCGTGAGCAGAATTGAAGAACTGACAGAAGAGCGAGAAAAGCTGCGTATTGAACAGCTCAAGCATCAAAAAGGCATCGAGGAATGCGAGCGGCGGCAGCTTGAGATTTCTAATCAAATTCGAGAGCTGAAGGTCGAAAACGACCGGGACGCAAACAAACGGCTTTGCTTTGAAATCGACGAAGCAAGAGCCAGACTCCAAAAAATTTGCGATAAAGTTCTTGGAGAGGGCAGCGCACTGGTTGGCGTGTCCCTTACTATGAAAACGAGCAATGTTGGATTTCAGAGATACGACTTCGACTAAAAACTAAATACTCAGCGGTTGGCGCACAGCGTCAGCCGCTTTTTTATGCCGCTTTAGCTCAGGTTGACAGAGCGCCGGATTTGTAATCCGGGGGCCGTGGGTTCAAGTCCCACAGACGGCACCACACCGGCAGCACGTCCGGCAAATTAAACCTTATTGCCAAGCATGGCAGCCCGAGCAAGGGCAGAAAGGACTATCACATGGCACTCAAAAGAGCTGACATCCGCACGATTCTGGAGAACGTCGAAGCCTCCAACGATGACAAGGTCGAAGCCATTCTGGACGCCCTGCACAAGGAGACGGACGGACTCAGAAACCAGCTGGATGAAGAAAAAACAGCCCGCACACAGGCCGAGAAGGACCGTGACGCAGCCAACGGCGGCAAGCAGGCCGCTGAACAGGCGCTGACCGACTACAAGGCCCAGCAGACAGCAGCAGCCAGCAAGGCGGCTAAGACTGCCGCATTTAAGCAGCTGCTCAAGCAGGCGGGCGTGCTGGAAAAGTACATCGACGACATTGCCGACGACTCCAAGAAGGGCGACGAGTTCGCCGCCGGGCTGGAACTGGACGCCGATGGCAAGGTAAAAGACGCCGAAAAGCAGCTTTCCAGCATCAAAACCACATGGGGCGGCAAAATTGCTACCACCAAAACCACCGGCGCAAAGGTGGACACCCCGCCCACCAACACCGGCTCCAAAATGACCAAAGACCAAATTTTTGCAATCAAGGACGCTGGCGAACGCCAGGCCGCGATTGCTGCAAATGCCGACCTGTTTACAGGCGGCGGAAAGGACTAACACATGGCAGCAAAGACCAATCTGATCACCACTACCGAGATCACCGTCAACCCTCGGGAAATCGACTTTGTGACACGCTTCCAGCGCAACTGGGAGCACCTGCGGGAGATCATGGGCATCATGCGTCCCATTCGGATGCAGCCCGGCACCGTGCTGAAGAGCAAGTACGCCCAGGGCACCCTGCAGAGCGGCACCGTGGCAGAGGGTGAGGAGATCCCCTACAGCCAGTACACCGTCAAGGAGAAGGACTACGGCAAGATCACAATCGAAAAGTACGCCAAGGCCGTCTCCCTGGAGGCAATCCAGAACTATGGCTATGATGTGGCCGTGCAGAAGACCGACGACGAGTTCCTGTTCGACCTGACCGCAAAGGTCACAGACAAGTTCTACAAGTACCTGAACACCGGCAGCCTGAAGGGCACCCCCAAGACCTTCCAGATGGCTCTGGCCATGGCAAAGGGCAGCGTGGAGAACAAGTTCAAGAATATGCACCGCACCGTCACCGGCGTTGTGGGCTTTGCCAACGTCCTGGACGTGGCGGAGTACCTGGGCACCGCCCCGATCACCATCCAGAACCAGTACGGCTTCCAGTACATCAAGGATTTCATGGGCTACAACACCATCTTCCTGCTGTCCGACGGCGAGATCGCAAAGGGCAAGGTCATTGCCACCCCCGTGGACAACATCGTGATGTACTACGTTGACCCCTCCGACAGCGACTACGCCAAGGCTGGGCTTGTGTATACCACCGCAGGCGAGGCCAGCAACCTGATCGGCTTCCACACCCAGGGCAACTACACCACCGCCGTCTCTGAGAGCTTCGCCATCACCGGCGTGACCCTGTTTGCTGAGTACCTGGACGGCATCTCTGTCCAGACCATTACCCCGGGTGAATCGGTCTAACCTGCAAGGGGGTGACTTTGCATGACCGTCCCAGAGCTGTGCGTTTACACGCACAATTTTTTTGACCGGGCAGATGATCCCGTTGCCGGGGAGTTTGCTTTTGAGCCGGATACCGTGCCCGCCGGGGTAGTGCCGGGGCAGTATTTCCTCGTGTGCGGATCCATCTTCAATGACGGCGTGCACAAGGCCGGGGACGGCGATCTGACCGCCGAGACCTTCACCGGGACGGTGCAGCCCATGCGCGTGCCGCCTGATTTTGTGGCGCTGGCTGAAAAAATCGACGCATACGACAAGGCACTGCCGTCCGGCGGCGTGTATGTGTCCCAGTCTTTTGCCGGGTGGTCCGGCACGATGGCTACAGGCGCGGACGGCCTGCCTGCAGACGGCAAGACCCGCTATAAATCCGAGATCAATCATTGGAGGAAGATGTGACATGGTCAATCCGTTCACTGCATCCACCGTGATGCAGAGCTTTACCCAAAAATACCGTTTTCAGACCCGCAGCTATGAGCCGGACGGCGTGGGCGGCTTTGTGTCCGGCTGGAAGGACGGCCCAGAGTTTGAGGCCGTGGAGCGTCACGATACCACCGTGGAAGCTCAGGTGGCAGAGCAGGCAGACACAGCATCCACCTACACGCTGCTTGTTGGCACCGGTGTTCCGCTGGCTTTCCCGGACTACATCAAGCGGGTGAGCGACGGGCAGACCTTCCAGATCACCAGCGCAGCAGACGAAACCAAGGCCCCGCCGGAATCCGGCATGGGGCTGCGGGCCGTCAAGTGCAAAAAGGCGGTGCTGCCGTAATGGGGCCGTCTGAGAGCATCAACCGAGCGCTGAACACGTTTTTCAACGGCTTTGGCATCCCGGGCTATCTGGAAGATAACATCCCTCCTGCCGCTTCACTGCCCTATCTGACCTACAAGCCCACCATCCCCGGCGGGTGGAACGAAACGGCATCCTTCCACGCCCGGCTGTGGTACCCCAGCAAGGGCGGCAGAGCCCCCATCCTGCAAAAAGAAGATACGATCAGCGCAGCCCTCGAGGACAGCATAACGCTTTCCTGTGAGGGCGGCGCTATTCTTTTGCAAAAAGGCACCCCATGGGCACAGCCCCTCGACAACCCGCCTGAAGGGTATCTGTGCGAATACCTCAATTTTGAAATCACGCAATTTTGCGAGTAAGGAGCAATATGGCAAGAAAGTTTACCAAGATCAGCGCAAAAGCATTCGAGTCCATGCAGATCAATGCCGGTGTCGTGCTGAACAAATTTGACCCGTCCGGCACGACCGAGATCCAGGACGCAGACATCATCTGCGCCACCTCCGGCGGCGTGACGGCAGAGTGCAAGCCCAACATCACCGACCTTGGCGATGATGTGGACAACTGCCAGAAAAACACCGCAGAGCTGATGCAGATCGAGGACTACGACTGCACGCTGGCCTTTACCGCCCTGAACGTCACAACGGACGTCATCAAGCTGGCGCTGGGCGCTGCGGATGTGAGCGACAAGAAAGTCACGCCCCGCATGACGCTGGATTCCACCGCCAGCACCGGCGACTTCAAGGACATCTGGTGGGTGGGCGATACCATCGACGGCGGCTTTGTGGCCGTCAGGCTGATGAACGCACTCTCCACCGGCGGCCTGTCTCTCAAGACAACCGACAAGGGCAAGGGCAATCTGTCCGTCACCCTGACTGGCTGCCCCCGTATGGGTGACGACACCGTGCCTATGGAGTGGTACTACAGCCCCAAGGCCGCAGCATAAGGAGGATACCGCATGAAATTTTTGACAGAGCTGCCCGATGAAGAGTTTCTGCGCCACTGCTGGCAGATCGCCGATGTGGCAGAGGAGGTCTTGGAAAAATCCAAGATCATGGAGCTACGCAAGGTTCTGCCGGTCCTGACCGGCGATGAAACGCCGGAGGAGCTGGAGCAGAAGAAGAAGGAGCAGGCAAAAAAGAACATTCAGGCTATGGCAAAAAGCTTGCTGTTCGACAATGCCGCTGCCACCGCAAAGCTGCTTCCGCTGCTCTATGAGCCGGACGTGGATGAAAATGGGGTGGTTGAAAATATCGGCCCGTTCAAGAAGATGCGCGCGGTGAAAGAGCTGCTGAACAACGATGATGTGCTGGATTTTTTGCTCTGGTGTCTGCCGTTGGTGCTGGCGGGTACAGACGCCTGATTTCTTCCATCAGCCCGGACGCGCTGCGGCTGTTTGGCAGGCCGTACATTTTGCAGCACTGCCTGAACGCTTTGCGGCAAGAGCGCATCACGCTCAGCTATCAGGCGTACATGACGGACGCTCTGGCGCACCTTATAGGCGCGGAAGAGCGGTGGTACGACATGGTGGCCGGGCTTGTGGAAAACCGCCCACAGCCGCCGCAGCCGTCCGCTGATGAAGTGATAGCACACATTAAAAATGGCCTGAACGGGGGTGATGGAACCTGAAACTTTTTGAATTGAGCGCCACCCTCGGGCTGGACGACAGCGCCTACCGGCAGGGCATCCAGAATGTGCAATCCGAGACGAAAAAGACCGTTTCTTCGCTGTCAGGAGAGTACAGCAAGGCCGCAAAGGCCGTAGTGGAGCTGACCAGACGCTACAACGAATCGGTGGGCAAGACCGGCAAAGCGTCCTCTGAGACCAAAAATCTCAAGACCATGTTGGCACAGGCAGAAGCACAGCTCAGGGCAACCACGACCGCGCTGAAAGCTGCAAACAACGGCATGGACGGCTTTGCCAGCTCCACGGATAAGGCATCCGGCAAATCTCTGGCCAACGCCATTACACAGGGCACGGTCATGGCGAACGTCTTCTCGAAGCTCGGCTCTGCTGCACTCAGTGCCGCAGAGGGGTTCATCTCTTCCGGCATCGAGTACAACGCCCAAATCGAGAAATACACCACTGGCTTTACCAATATGCTGGGCAGCGCGGAAGCCGCCCAGCAGGTCATGAGCCAGATCCAGGAAGACGCGGCAAAAACCCCGTTTGATGTCGAGTCCCTGACAAAGGCAAACCAATACTTGATCTCTGCAGGCGAGAACGCTTCCTATGCCCGCAATACCATCATGGCGCTGGGCGACGCGGTATCTGCGACCGGCGGCGGCAACGACGAGCTGAACCGCATGGCGCAGAACCTGCAGCAGATCGCCAACACCGGCAAGGCTACAGCGGCCGATATCAAGCAGTTTGCTTATGCCGGCATCGACGTGTATGGCATTCTGGCCGACTACACAGGCAAGTCCACCGCCGAAGTGCAGAAAATGACCATCAGTTATGATCTGCTGACGCAGGCTTTGCAGGCCGCATCTGAAGAGGGCGGGCGTTACTACAACAGCATGGACACCCAGAGCCAGACCATGAATGGCCGGGTATCCACGTTGAAAGATAACGTGAGCCAGCTGACGGGATTGCTGACCGGCGATTTATCCGGCGGCATCGGCGTTGTAATCGGCAATCTGAACGACATGCTCGTCGCAGCACAGGAAGCTTACAAAACGGACGGCTGGATTGGTCTCGCAGGCGCGATCACCGGCCTGACGGAGCCTATCAACACGGCAAAAAACGCTCTCAAGGACTTCGCAAGCAAAGCCACCACATGGCTGGATCAGCTGAGCTATAAACTCAACCGTTTTCTCGGAAAAGCCGCCACAGCAGACTTCGATACCTACGAAGAGTACGCGGATGCAAATAACCGGAAGAGTAACCGTAACAGGATGCGGGAAAATGCATTAAATGGCATTGGCATCAGCAACAAGAGCTGGTCGGAGCGTCAGGCGGAAGCGGCAGCAGCCAGTGGCAACAGAGGCAGCTCCATTACAACCAGCCCGTCTGGCTCTTCCGCTGGCAAAAAATCCAGATCCTCCGGCTCCAAGTCCACCACCGAAACGGTCATTTCGTCCATCTCCAGCACAGCTACCACCACCGCGCAGAATGCGCTGGGCACTGTGACCACCAGCATCCAGACCCTTACCGAGAAGGTCAAGGACAGCTCCGGCAAGATCAAAGACCGCATCACCGAGACCACCACAACGACCGGCAAGGAGATGGTGAACGGTGTTGCAACAACCTTTAAGCAGGTCGAGACCAAAGTCAACGGCACGGTCACAAAGGTCACAAAGACCTACGACGACATGTCAAAAACGCTGCTGGGCACCTTTACCAACGTCTCGGAAACCACCTTTGACGGCATCACCACAAAGGTGCAGCAGGCGGTGGAAAAGTACGCGGACGGCAGCGAACATATCAAGAAGACCGTCACAGAGACCGGCCAGCGCGTCGGCGAGAACGGCGCGGAGACCTACGAGAAGATCATCACCTACATCGACGGCGTTCAAGACAAGGTTACGGAGACCTCCAACCTCATTGACAAGAGCGTGAAGGGCACCCAGAGCCGCATTGACCAGCAGCTGAGCGAGGCTTCCGGTCAGCTGGATAAGGGCATTTTCGGGCTGGTAAAGAACACCTTCAAAGACGCCAAAAACGGCGACTGGGCAAGTCTTGGGCTGGATTTTGTCAATCTGATCTGGGGCGAAGTGTCGCAGGGGCAGCGTGACGTGATCTCTAAGTGGCTTACGGACGCACTGACCGCGGTCAACGAGGGCTACTTCAGCGGTGGCATCGGCAAGGCATTTGATATCTTCCAGAAGCTTTTTTCTGACGGCGGGGTAAAATCCGATATCGACGGTGTGACCAATTCGGTCAAGGCTTTTGGTGAGATCGTCAACGGTCTTGCAGGCTCCGGCGGCGTGGGCGGCGCTCTAGGCAGCATCGTCCAGAGCTTTTCCGGCATGGCTGGCGGCATCACGTCTGCGCTGGGCACTATCGTGTCTTTTGTTGCAGCAAATCCTATTCTTGCCCTGATCCTGGGCGTGGGCGCTGTCGCTGGCGGCATTGGCCTTGCCATGTGGATGGACAAGAAGAATAATCAGAAGCCTGTCAGCCACTACCAGAGCCCCTTTGACAAAACCGGCATGTATGACAGTCTGGGCACCTTCTCCACCCGTGCGGCCCTGCAGTACCGCGTCACCGGCCAGCAGTCCATTGTTGACCGGCAGACCAGCATTCTGGAACGCATCGAGGGGATGCTGGACGAGCATCTGCCAGACATCGGCAAGGGTCAGGTGGTCATGGATTCCGGTGAACTGGTGGGCGTGCTGTCGACCCGCATGGCGACCAACGTAGATGCACGCATCGGCGTGACAGTGGAACGGAAAGCGAGGGGTGTGTAATGGCAAAGCTTCTGGGGGCAAAAATCGGCAATTTTCACACCCTGACAGATTGGGGGCTGTACCTCAAGGTAGGCAGCCCTAAAATCGGCGCGGCAGAACCGGAAGAATACCTTGTGCAGGTCACCGGATCCGATTCACTGCTGAACCTGACCACATGGGACGATGGCAAGGTGCACTATAAAAAGCGCACCATCACCATGGAACTGCTGTGCAACGCGCCAAAAAGCAAGTGGCCCAGCATCGAAAGCACCATCGCCAACGCCATTCATGGCAAGTGGCTGCAGTGCCGCTTTGATGAAGACCCGGCGTGGTACTGGGAAGGGCTTTGGAAAGTCACACCATCCCGCGACCGGCTTTCCAGCGCCTTTACCATCACCGGCACCTGCAACCCCTTCAAGCGCAGCGTCTACGACGGCACCAACGACTGGCTGTGGGATGACTTCAACTTTGAAACGGACATCGTGCGCAACTACACGAATATCCCGCTCAAGGCGGGCGAGGACAAAGAGGTGTCCATCACCGGTGCACCGCGTGCGGCCGGCATCTACTTCCAGCGCAGCGAGACCGCCGCAAACATCGCGGTGTCTCTCAATGGCTTTGAGGTGGGCATTCTGGCCAAGTCCACCGACTGGCAGTATATCGAGGGGCTTACTATGCCGGATGGCGTAGTGGGTACCCTCGTTTTTGCTGCATCGGCAGACTGCAGCATCAGCATCAAGTATTTGGGGGCAAGCCTATGAGTTACAAAGTTTATGCTGGTGTGCAGACGGATGTAGACACATGGAAAACTAAGGTCTGTATCCACGATATCAGCGACATTACCGACACGAAAAAGCTCATCAGCCCCACGCTGACCCGCGAAGTGGGTAAAGCTGGCTCTTTTGAGTTTACCATGCCGCTGGGCAATGTGGCACACTCTGCGCTGCAAAAGCTGCGCACTACGGTAGAGGTGGAACAGGACGGCGTTTCCATCTGGCAGGGCCGCCCCATGAGCCATGAGCAGGATTTTTTGATGCGTCAGAAAATCTACTGCGAAGGAGAGCTTGCGTATCTGAATGATAGCGGTCTTGCGCCGTACGCTGCAAAAAATGTGAGCTTTTCGCAGTTTTTGGAATGGATCTGCGATAACCACAACGGAATGGTAGATGCATACAAAGCTTTTACTCCTGGCAATGTGCAAATGGACATTCCCATGATCGTGCCCTATATCGACGGCATCAAAGTCGTGCAGGTGGGTTACAGCTACGATTCTAATGATGGAGATTACATTTACCATTGGGGAATTGTAGATCCCGTGGATGGAAAGACGAATATTTTCTATGAGGAAACAGAGATCGACAAAGCTTCCTGCCTGAGCTGGGAAATCGATGAAGAGCACATTGCGGAAGGTCGCATTATTTCACGGATTGGAAGCAACAATTTCCGCGTGCGTCTGTTTGCAGCCTATGTAAAGGGCAAAACGTACGCCGCAAAGGTCGAAGTGAAAAAAGCCGAAATCGTCTGCGGTACTTGCAACAAAAATTTTGGCACGTACTCCATTTACAACGTTGAGCAGGCATCTGAATCCAAGACCTTTAAGATCACCGAGCAAAACGGGAAATACATCCTTGCTATCAACGGCAAGACTGATTCTCGCTTTTTGTTTGATGTGAAGGAACCTACATACAGCTTTGGCGATGGAAAAAACTACGGCGTTACATGGGACATCTTGCAGAGTGAGCTGGTGGAAAAGTACGGCGGATATCTGGTGCTGCGCCATGCAGAGGATCCTAACGGAAAACCGCGCCGGTATCTGGACTATCTGCAGGCGATCACCGATAAAAACAGCCAGACGGTGGCTTTTGGAACAAACCTGCTGGATTTGACCGACTACGTCAAAGCAGAGGATATCTACACGCGGGTGATCGCGGTAGGTGCCAAAAAGATAACATGGCTTGTTTTTTCGTGGGGCGAGACCATTACAGAAACCGCAAACGATCTGGCTGCGCAAAAGCTTTTTGGCATCATCACAAAAGTGATCTTTATTGAAGGCATCGAAAGCACGCCGCAGTCTTTGCTGGATGCGGCAGAGGAAGAACTTGCCAAAAATCTGCGCTATCTGAACGGCATGACAGTCAAAGCGGTCGATCTGAAAGACGCTGATATTGATGTCAGCCGTATTGCAATTGGAAAGCAAACGCACATTTTCTCTGCACCGCATGGTGTAGATACCTGGTTGCTGTGTTCCAAGCTTGTTGAGCCGTTGGATTCGCCGGATAAAAAGGAGTTTACATTTGGCACTGAGTTTTCCAGCATCAGTGACCTGCAGGCTTTGAGTGCACGCAAAGCGTCCGATGCTTACGATTTGAGTCGATCGCTCAAAGGGTACATGTCAGGTTAATGAGACAGGAGGCGCTTTATGGATAAAACTTTTGATGAAGCCATTGCGGGAATCCGTAAGGCTGAGCGCGGCGTGGAAGTCCGTGAGGACATCGCACAGGGCATGGAGTACGTCAAGCAGTACGCCGAGGAGGTGACAGGCCAGCAGCAGGCCGCCCTGCAGGCCGCTCAGACCGCCACCGGAGCAGCCCAGACCGCAACGAGAAAGGCCGCTGCAGCCGCAGAGAGCCAAAACGCAGCCCGGACCTCCGCCGCCGAAGCAGCCCGAAGCGCACAGTCAGCATCCGCAGACGCAACGAACGCGGCGAGTTCTGCCGCTTCTGCCAAAGCTGAAGCGGACAGGGCTGCGGCCATCGTAAGCACCGATAAGACGCTATCTGTTGAGGGCGCTCCGGCTGACGCAAAGGCTGTTGGCGATGCGCTGAAAGGCATCAAGCTCCCTATTGCCACCGCAACCACGCTGGGCGGTGTGAAGGTGGGCAGCGGTCTGACGGTCGATGCGGACGGAAGACTTTCCGCGGACAGTGCTTTGGCGGCCTACCCCGTGGGCAGTATTTTTCAAACAGTCAGTAGTACCAGTCCCGCCGAACTGTTCGGCGGTACATGGCAGGAGATTGCGCAAAACCGGGTGCTGATGGGTGCTGGCAGCGGCCACGCAGCGGGCACCACCGTGGAGGCCGGACTGCCCAACATCACGGGCTCTTTTGTCGCGGATGTAAAAAAGGGTGAACATAAGGTATCCGGCGCATTCA